AAAAATCCATCTGTTTATACAAAAAATCGCCAGAAGGCAATGTTGGATAGGGCTTATAAACTTGGTGGAGATAAAGCTACTAGAGAGCTAGCTAAGGAATTTTGGAGAAAATGATACCGAAAGGCTTGTTGGCTGAAATTAAACGATGGATGAAGGAAGGGTTGTATGGATACCTTCAGGTAAATTTTTCCAATGGAATCATTAAATCAGTAAATAGATTTCAGACAGTTAAGCCGGAGGATTTAGTTATCTCAATAGATATGGCTAAACTTGCACCAAGTAGTATAATTAATTTAACGGGTACTGAGAGTTCCGCTAAAACCTCTCTGTCTTCATAAGTTGTTGCAAGTCATCTAGGTAGACTATAAATACCTTGGGAGAATGAATGGCTGATGAAGTGAAGGTTACTGAGACACCGAAAGTCTCTGATGGTGAACCGATCATTGATAATTTCAGATCAGCAGTAGAGAATGCGGTTATTCACGCGAATGAGACGCCGAATATCGTGGTGGATGAGGTTGAAGTCAGAGAGCCAGTTGAAGAGAAGGTTGAAGAACCCGATCAGCTCTCCGAAGTAGACCGAATTAAACAAGCGGTACAAAAGCGAATCAATCAAGTGGTAGCCAAGCAGAAGAGCGCAGAAGAACAGTTGGCAGATGCTCAGGCTGAAATTGCAAGGCTGAAAGCTTCCAATAACACTTCGGTTGCAGATAAGAAGGGTGATGAGGTTCCAACTATAGAACAAGTGGAAGCTTATATCATCCGAATGAGGGAGGAAGGCAATGTTAAGGAAGAGATTGCCGCAACCCGCTACCTTATCAAGCTTGAAAAAGAAGCCGCAATTAAAGAGGTTGAAGGTAAGCAAAATGCTGTGCAAAATGAAGCTAAGGAGCGTGCCAATAAAGAAAGTGCTGCTCTTTTAGATCTTGCGAAAGATTACATTGTTTATGATAAGGATGGTAAGCCAGATATGAAATCTGAACTTACTCTATCTAATCAGAAAGGTAAGCTTTTCCAGATCGCAATGGGGTTATATAATGATAATGAACTCCGCAAACTCTACTATAACGATCCAGATCGTGTAAACGGTTTTCGTCGCGCTGTATCTGATGCTTATCGTGAAATTCACCAACAAGGATTAATTAATACTCCCAAGGTAGATGGACTTGAGACTGTAGTGCGCTCTGCTCGCGCTGCATTAGCTGAACCTGATGCTCAAGAAGCTGAACCAGATTCTACACAGTCTCCATCCAATCACCTCTCTGACGCTGAAAAAGTGAGAGATGAAATCAAACAACGGAANAAATTGCGGAACTCCCGCACTCCTTCCAGATAAAATGGAGTAATTTATGGGACAACAGGTATTTGCGACAAACTCGCTTGGCGGGTTCTTCACAAACAACACCCTGTCTCAACAGTTGCGCTACAAAGCTCAGTCCATGCAGAAATTTCGGCAATTTGTCGATTTTGAAGCGGCTGCTGGAGCTAACCGTGGTAACAAGGTGTTCTTTGATAAAATCTCGAACATCTCTACTGCGGGTGGAACACTTGTTGAAACGGATACGATTCCTAAGAGGAACTATACTATCCTCCAAGGAACTTTGACTATGACTGAGTATGGGAATTCAATTCCTTACACTCAGAAGGTCAAAACCTTGGCAGATATTCAGGTTCCTGAAACGGTTAGAACTGTGCTTACTAACGATATGAAGGTTGTGTTGGACTCTGCGGCCGCAACGCAGTTTATGACCAACGATTATATCGCTACTATCACAAATACGGCCACCACGACATTTGGTTCAAGCGGTACGAAGGTTGCTACCGCCGGTGCTAACATGTCGGACAAAAACGTGCGCGACATCATTGATCAGATGAAGAAGGGGTTTGTTCCCACTCGCTCCAATGATGGACTGTATGTTTGTGTGGCTTCCACGAACTCAATCAGAGGGTTGTATGACTTCTTTGAGTCTAAAGCTCAATTAACCACAATGGATCCGCTTTATATCGGGGAAGTTGGACGTTACTACGGCTGTAGATTCGTTGAAGAAACCAACTTCCTCTCAAACACCGATGGATCAAATGGGCTGTATGGCGAAGCCTGTTTCTTTGGTGCGGATGCGGTTCGTGAGGGTGTTGCTATTCCTGAAGAAATCCGAGTGGGGATTCCCACTGACTTTGGTCGCGATCAGGCAATCGCTTGGTATGCATTACTTGGATTCCAGCAAGTTTGGAGTCAAAGCGGCATATTAAACGGTCAGGCTGACGGTCAAACTCGTATCATAACTGTCGATTCACTATAAGAAAGGGGAATAGCTACCATGTCACAAGGCGGAAGAAGTTATTCAGACCAATCTTATGGTGCTCATAAGATTATCAATATCGGCGGTTTGTCAGGCGCAACTCAAACCCTCGCCACTAACGGAGTATATGCTTCTCATCAGTTTATGTTTCCAGCGAAACTGATTGCCGCAAAACTTCGTTTTGGTGGGAATGCTATCGTGAATGGGCCGACCGACTTAACTCAGAATACTGAGTTCCAGTTGTTCAAATCCACCGATAGCGGAACGGGTCTTGAGGCAGTACTTGGTACGGCTGATGGGCTAGGCGCTACTGGGACTTGGGTGTTTACTGACCCTGGTCTCAATGGTGCTGATTTTGCTCTCAGCGCAACCCCTACGTCATTCAACACTGGAGATATGGTTATCTTCACGGCTGAAGGTGCGTGGGACGATCCTCTTAACCTCACTGTAGAACTTGAGGTTTTTGAGACGTTTGTCGAATCAGATAGTTAAGTAAGCGGAAATGGGGGAGGATGGCGATAAGCTGTCCTCCCCCAAAATCCTATAACTCCAAAAAGGAGAGAGATTGAAATCAGTTTTAGTTGCTAGACATGCTGCTTTTGGTGACATGATACATGTCAGTCACATTCCCCGCCTCCTCAAAGAAAATGGCTATGACTTCGTTGGTTTCTCTACCGGAAAACGGGGAGCAAATATTCTAAAGAATAACCCATTTATTGATCGACTCCATTACGCAGAACTCGGAGACTTCACTAAGGCTCTCGGAATAGACTACTTTAATACTCGCCTAGCCGTCATAGGAAGGGAATATGATACTGTCATTAACCTGAACCAGATCATTGAGGTTGGCGTCCTCCCCGGCCAATTCCAGAAGGAATATTTCTTAGATCAGAAGACTAGAGATAGGATGGGTGGGGACAATTATTACGATGTAGCTACTAAGGCCGCAGGATTCCATCACTTGGTTGGTAAGTATAGGGGTGAGCTTTACTTTTCTAAATCAGAAGAAAGAGTTGTTGGGAATTATCTAGCTAAGTATCAGGACAAGTTTAAGGTGTTGATCAACCTCTCCGGATCTTCTCCTCATAAAGTATTCGTTCAATCTAAGGAAGTCATTGATAGGATTATGGATACCTATTCTGATGCCCAAGTATTTACCACAGGGGATAAACTCTCCGAAGGTATAGATTCCAAGCGAGAGGGTGTGATTCACCTATCCGGCCAGATGCCATTTCGTCAAGTCCTCCTTATGGCAAAGTACATGAACTGTGTCATAGGCACAGAATCCGGTATGATGTGCGGGGCAAGTTGTCATGGAACACCTACTATCCAGCTACTGACTGCCGCTTCAATCAATAACCATGTGAAGTATGCGGAGAATGATCATAGTTTGCAATCTCCCGCTCGCTGTTCTCCATGCCATAAGAATCCATATGATTACTGGGGATGTCCCACAAAGGATAACTATCCACTATGTGTATTCTTTGAGGTGGATAAAATAATGGAACAATTTGAAAGGATATATGAAAAATGATAGACATTTATTCTCATAAAGAAGGCTGTATACAAAAAGTAGAGGAGATTCAAAATGAAAGAAGTTAAGGTTCTTGTTGAAATGATTTCAGATGATGCTCAGTATCTTTATGTAATAACAAGAGATGATGCTCGTATGAATGATAAGGTAATGATTGAAATAGTTAAGTCCATCTTTGATAGAATTTCAATTCTTTCAAATTCTGCAAAAGCGTCTCTTGAAAATAAATAGGCGCTTTTAAATGGATTACATCCAGTGTAGAGAGCTTCAAAAGCTCAGCATGAGGCAGAAACAAGCATGCCCTCTCTGCGGTCAACTCCAAACCATCATGATGAGGGGAAAGGTTCGTGATCTAGAAGACAAGACAATTAACGTGGTTGGAGATAGAGGATATTCATTTTGCAACTGTCGCAATATATTCTTCACTGATTGGAAAAACATCGACCTTGCAGTTTACGACATCGACTACCTTGAATCTGAGGGCGGAGATGATGGGGACAAATCCTCCAGATTGATGGAAGTTCAGAAGCAGTGGGAGGTTGTACAGAAGTTTGCTCCGAAGCCCAAGAGCCTTCTCAATGTAGGCGACTACGAGGACACCTTCCTAGACTACTTGTCTAAGAATAACTGGTCGAACATGAGTCTCACCACTATTGACATCATTCCTCGTAAGTCCAAGCATAAGCTCATAACTGGTAACTTTGAGGATTACGAGTTCTCCGAGAAGTTCGACATCATTTGGATGTCTCACTTCATAGAGCACACCAAGAGTCCTAAGGATGCATTACTTAAGGCTAAATGTCTTCTTAACCCCGGTGGAATCATATTCAACGCCATGCCAGATACTCACCATATTAACTGGTCTGATCCGCTTGCATGGTACTGGATGGTACAGGAGCATCACACCCTTTGGAATATGTATGATTGGATAGATTTTGCGAAGGAGGAGTGCGGACTAGAATGTATCTATGGAAACATCAGCACAGATGTCCTAGAATTAGGTAAAAATTACAGTTGGATTAACGAATCGAGGACGATATTCAAACTGGAGGATTCTAAATGACAACTGGCAAACTAGATTATATTTGTACTCTTAAGGTTTATGAGACTGGAGTTTTTGTATGTAATCATAATCTTGAACATGTTGGTGGTTTATGTGATGGTTGTTGTCCTCAGAATGGTATTGTAAATATTGGATGTGAACATCCTAATTTTGTTCCAAACAAGATTTCTGAAATACCAAAAAATGTAGTAAAGGCAATAGCCTTAAAAAGATTGATTAATTTATTTCCAGATTGTCTTAATGAAGATAACTCTGTGAAATCTCCAAAAGAATATACTGGTTATGAAGATGGAAGTATGGGTTATAGGATGGGGCCAGGTGAGGATTACATGTTTATTTACAATGTATATACTGGTGGAAGATTTTATGAAGGAGAAGAATTAGAAGCATATAATGATACTTTAATTAAAGAATTAAGAGCTTATAAAAAATGACAACTGGCATCGTAATACTTCACTATATCAAGGAAGATTTAACTAAGGCTTGTATTCAATCTATTAAGGAGAACACTCCACCAGATTTATACAATATCTATGTTGTAGATAATAATTCTCCTATTCCTCTAGAACAGATGGATGGGGTAACGGTTATTCGTAATGATTCTCGTTATTCAACTTCAGGCATGAACTTTGGTTTCTACTATGCTTTGTATGAATCATTTGGCGAATGTGACTATATTGTGAATTTAGACAATGACACACTAGTCCACAAAGGTTGGCTTGAACCTCTCACCAAGGAAATGGAGGAGCATCCCACCACTGGAATTTGCGCTGGAAAGCAGTGGAACAAAGAGGGTACTGATTTCTACTCAGTAGGCTCTGATCTATCCGGCTACATCTACCGTAGTTGGCCTACAGAGCGCACCGAAGTCAATTGGCTCCAAGGATCCTTCCATATGTACCGAGCTAAGATGATGAGGATGATAGGACTACAGGATACTCGCTATCAGGACTACTGTTCCGACTCTGACTATTGCATTCATGCGTTAGACAGAGGATGGGACGTAGTATTTGTTCCAGAGTCTAACATCACTCACTTTGGCGGAACCTCATACCGTGAGTATCCAGTTGAACGAGCAGATGACTTAGGCGCTCTCAAATCCAAGTGGTTCGGTACAAAATTTAATTACTTAGCAAATATTCTCCCAATCAACTCTCAGGAACATCTATATGGACAATCAATTTACAAGGAGTCTCGCAGATGAAATGTATGATATGTTCTAATCCAATCTCCCCATTCATTGACTTTGGCAAGCAGCCTATCGCCAATGGATTCCTCCATGAGTCTGAGTTTAAGGATGAATACTTCTTTGACATGAAGGTTGCTTTCTGTACCAAATGCTTCATGGTTCAACTTACAGATCAACCAGATCGTTCCCAAATGTTTCATGAGAACTATGCATTCTACTCATCATCTTCTAAGCACATGGCTAATCACTTTGAGAAGTTTGCTAATGATGTAATTGACCGCTATCAACCAAAGTTTGTTGTTGAAATAGGTAGCAATGATGGAATTCTATTGAAGCATTTTGCAAGTAGAGGAATAGAACACCTTGGTTTTGAACCATCTGAGAATGTAGCGACCATTGCTAGACAAAATGGAGTTAATACAATTTCAGCTTTTTTTGATGGAAATATTCAGAATACAAGGAAAGTCGACGTAATTCTATCGGCTAATGTTATGGCTCATATTCCAGATTTACATTCTGTATTGAGAGGGGTTAAGAATTTATTGAAGTATGATGGGGTATTAATCTTTGAAGATCCATACTTAGGAGATATCTTGGATAAGACCTCGTATGACCAAATCTATGATGAACATGCTTTTTATTTTAGTATTACTTCGCTAAGTTATCTACTTAATCAGCATGATATGGAAATTATAGATGTCCATCCTCAAAAAACTCATGGCGGGTCTATGAGGTATACAGTAGCTCATAGTGGAATGTATAAGATAAATAAATTTGTTAATTTCATGTTAGTAAAAGAGAAAATTAATAATTTTCATAAACAAGAAACCTATGAGAACTTTAAGGATAATGTTGAGAAATCAAGAAACAAATTAGTAAATCTTATTCTTAAGATAAAGTCTAAAGGACATCAAGTTGTTGGATATGCGGCAACCGCTAAGAGTGCGACTATCACCAATTACTGCGGCATTCGCCACAACTTAATTGACTACATCTGTGACACAACCCCAATCAAGCAGGGTAAGTTTAGTCCGGGTTCTCACATTCCAATTAAGCCATATCAGGAGTGGTTAGATAATCCTCCTTCCCACACATTACTGTTTGCTTGGAATCATTCTAAAGAAATAATGGAGAAAGAAGCCGGATATACAGGTAAATGGATATCTTATGTTCCGAAGGTTGCCATACTTTGATGAAGCTATCTGATCCCAAAGCCTCATATTTAGAACATAAGTATCAGATAGATTCGGCAATTCAAAAGGTGCTGGATAGTGGCTCTTATATATTGGGGGATGAGGTTAGAAAGTTTGAATCTAACTTCTCAAAATACATAGGGGTTCAACATGCTGTTGGGGTTGCCAGCGGAACAGATGCATTATGGCTTGGTATGAAAGCATTGGGAATTGGTAGTGGTGATGAGGTTATAACTGTATCTCATACTGCGGTGGCTACAGTTTCTGCAATTATTATGACTGGTGCAATGCCAGTATTAGTAGATATTGAACAGAGAGGTTTTAATATAGACCCAAAGAATATAGGGAAAGCTATTTCACATAAAACCAAGGCAATATTGCCAGTGCATTTATATGGCAAACCATGCAATATGGATGAGATTAAATTAATAGCAAAGAAGAATAGACTTCATGTAATTGAGGATTGCGCTCAATCAACTGGAGCTGAAATTAATCAAGAGAAGGTTGGTAGTATCGGAACCATTGGTTGTTTTAGTTTTTATCCAACGAAGAATCTCGGGTGCTTTGGAGATGGAGGAGCCATCACGACCAATAGTAAGAAGCTGTATGAGAAGCTTCTATTGCTCCGTCAATATGGATGGAAGAAGCGGTATGTAAGTGAGATTCATGGGTATAACTCCAGGTTGGATGAGATACAGGCCGCAATCCTAAATGTTAAACTCAAATATTTGGATATTGATAATAACAGGCGGAGGGATATTGCTAAATCTTATGGAACTTGTGATGAAGATTCAGTCCATCATTTATATGTAATAAAATGTAGGAATAGGGAAAGTAAAATTAAATATTTAAAAGATAGGGGAATCAAAACAGCAATTCATTATCCAGTCCCAATACATAAACAACCCGCCTATCGTGATTTAGTTAGAGTCTCGGGAAGCATGAAATATACAGAGCTTGCTTCAAAGCAAGTTTTGTCCTTACCAATGTATCCACAGGTGGAGTTATGATTAATAATGTTGAGTTGATTAAGATAAATTATATAAGTGAAATGAATGGAGATATCTCATTTTTAGAGACACCATTTGACGTAAAGAGAATATTTTATGTTTCCATGGTAAAGCCTAGCTATATTCGGGGACATCATGCTCATAAGAAATGTAAACAACTTCTTATTTGTATCAAAGGAAGCGTGGATATTATTTGTGATAACTTAGAAAGTGAGAGGAAGTTTTGCATCAGTTCATCTGATAATATTGGTCTATATATTCCCCCAATGGTTTGGTCTTCTCAGTTCTATCAATCCAGAGACACTATTCTAGTTGGTCTAGCAAGCCATCCGTTTGATGAGTCTGATTATATTAGGGATTATGAAGAATATAAGGATTTAATATCGTGAGGATACTCATGACTGGCGGTTCCGGTATGTTGGGTATTGAGATATTGAAGATAGATTCCTCAATATATGCCCCAACAAGATCTAAATTTGATGTCACTAACTTAGAAGCCATCGAGCGTGAACTCTATTACTTCCATCCAGATGTTGTGCTTCACCTTGCCGCAGATACTGATTGTCTCCTCCACAACAGTCAGCCGGAGAGGGGTATCAAGTCAAACATCATAGGAACTGCAAACCTAGCCCTAGTCTGTCTACAGTCCAACATCAGAATGGTTTACGTCTCAACTGACTATGTGTATGAGGGCCCCGGCCCTCACAAGGAAGATGAACCGGTCAAACCCCCATACAACTTCGGATGGTCAAAGTTGGGTGGGGAGTGCTCAGTAATCATGGTTCCTAACTCACTCATACTACGTCTAAGCTTTGGCCCACGCCCATTCCCTTGGGATAAAGTATATGAGGGTCAGGTTAGCTCAAAACTCTATGTAGACGAGATAGCTAATCTAGTCCTGAAAGCAACTTTAAGCCAAGCCACAGGAATAATGAACGTAGGTGGCCAAAAGACTACTCTTGAAGCCTACGCAAGACGCACCAAGCCAGACATCTTAACAATCCCATGTCCAGACTGGGTTCCAAAAGACACAAGTTTGGATATTACGAAAATGTGTGATTTATTAAAATAGTTGTTACTGGCGCTTTGGGTCATATCGGTTCTGAGCTAATTTATAATCTCCCTTTTGACGCTGAATTGATACTTGTAGATAACTTTTACACCCAAAGATACTGTTCGTTATTTTATATCCCATCAACAGTTAATTATAAGTTTATCGAAGCAGATATTCTGACCTCAGATTTGGTAAACATATTTAAAGGAGCAGATTTTGTTATACATCTTGCCGCAATAACTGACGCTGAGAGCAGTTTTGATAAGAAATCTATTGTAGATGAGGTTAATATAAAAGGAACGAAAAGGGTTGCAACTGCTTGTGCAAAATTAGGTTGTCATCTTATCTACACATCTACAACAAGTGTATATGGGGTATCCATACTAGAGGTAGACGAATCATCTACTCAATTAAGTCCTCAGAGTCCATACGCAGAATCAAAGATCGAATCAGAGAAGATAATAATGGATATGGATGGACTTAGTTTTACCATATTCAGAATGGGTACTATTTTTGGGGTATCTAACGGAATTAGATTCCACACTGCTATAAACAAATTTTGCTTTCAAGCTTCTATAAATCAACCCATTAATGTGTGGAAAACTGCAATTGACCAAAATAGGCCCTATTTAGACCTGTATGATTTTGTAAGAGCTATAAAATTTGTTATAGATAACCATTGTACGAACCAAATATTCAATCTAGTTACAATCAATACTACTGTGAGGAATATAATAGATATTATTAAAGAAAGAGTTCCTGATTTATCAATAAAATATGTTGATAGTAGGATCATGAATCAGCTTTCATACACAATTTCAAATAAGAAGTTTATTCAATTAGGATTTAATTTTGAAGGTGATTTACATAAATCAATCAACGAAACATTAGATTTGTTGAATGTGAAATGAAAATTTGCGTAATAATTCCAATGTATGGGAAAGAAGAATACACAAGGAGGTGTATTGAGTTTGTTTGTAAGAACGCTGGCTTCGATCATGACATATTAATAGTAGATGATGGTTCTAAAGTTCCATTCAATATTGATAGATATAAATCTGATTTATTTAATTTATTGAGGTTGGAAAAAAACTCTGGATTTACAGCCGCTTGTAATGCGGGGATTATATGGGCGCAAAAGTTTGAATATGATTATGTGTTGTTGTTAAACAATGATACGGAGCCTGAGCGCGACTTTCTCAAACATCTTGTAGATACCATAGAATCAGATAAAACGATTGGAATAGCGGCTTCTGTTCGCAGACACAAAGATCGTAAATTTGAATGTATGGAATTGTGCGGGTCAGATTTGATAAGAGGATATCAATATTTTGCAGATGAAAGTAAGTTGCCAAGCAGTCCAATAGAATGTAATTGGATACCTTTATGTTCTGCGCTTATTAGAATGGATATGATAAGGGAGATAGGGCTATTAGACAAGAGGATGATAAATCATTGCTCTGATACCGATTATTGCTTTAGAGCTAAAATCAACCATTGGAAGGTGATGTTGGTTCCAAAGTCAATAGTATTGCATCATCTTTCAGTAACGGTAAGTTCCAATAATATTGTAGTAGATACAGATCAGAAAATAATGCTGGAGAAGTTAGCCGGATTGGACTACCAGAAGCTAATGGCCTCAATGCCTCTTGATGGAGAGTCTAAGACATGGGGTAGGTTAACATTTGAAGTATATAGAAAGGATTAAATAGATGAATACACTCATATGGAGAACCGGAGCATTTGGAGATGGGTTGGTCGTAACTCCGCTTGTTCGTCACCTACATTCTAAGGGTGACAAGATATTTTATGTTGGTGGAGAGCGCGGAGAGCAGATATTCAAAAATAACCCACATATCTACAAGATGCTTCCTCATGATAAGAATGTTAAGAATGAGTTATTGGGCAAACATATTGAATGGCTGAGAAAGAAACATAACTGCGATAGGGTGATCGACCTTAACGAATCTATTGAGGTATCCCTCTCCCAACATCCGCGCTCCCCCAACTACAAGCTCCCCAAGCAAGAACGAATAGCTAGATTTAATCGCAACTTCTACGAGTATTGCTTTGAACATGCAAAAGAAGATTGGACATGGCCTCTTACTGAGCCAGAATCATACAGGAGAGAGTGCATAGCTAAGTTTCTAAGACCTGAGCTATTCTTCGATAATAAGGAACTTAATGACGCCCGCAAGCACCTGAAGCCTGGCTACAACGTCCTTATCGGCCTATCTGGTAGTGGTACTAACAAGACCTATCCTTGGATGATGGATTTGTGTAATAAGATCATGGATGATTATCCAGATGCCCACATAATTACAGTTGGGGATTTAAAGTGTCAGATTCTTGAAGATGCAATAGATGATAAGAATGTAACTAAGCTTTCTGGAAAAATAACAATGAGGATGAGTATGGCGCTTACCTCCATTGTGGACTTGGTGATTAGTCCAGATACCGGACTCCTTCATGCATCGGGTTGCTTCGATACACCAAAAATTGGATTACTTGGACACAATACAATTGAATGCATAACCAAATATTTTATAAATGATTTCTCTATAGAATCTAATGAAAAGTTAGCTCCATGCTCCCCTTGTCTCTACCTTATTTATGACATGAAGCAACAATGTCCGTTAAATCCAATAACTAGAAGTTCCGTCTGTATGGCTGATGGCATACCACTGGATAAGGTGTATACAAAATTTAAGGAGGTCTACAATGCTAGATCTTAAAAAGAAGGTTGATATTATCGAGAAAGAGGAATTAAGAGTAACTAATTGTCCAATTTGTTCAGCTTACGTCTGCCATGTTTATTACATGCAGGATGCAAGTACAAAGAAGAAGTCAAAATGGTTCTCCTGCTCCTGTGGAGTAGTATTTAATTCCCAGAAACCATCCATTAAGTATGATAGGAATTATATTGATAAATATGTTGAGTATGGGGAGAAGAAGAAAGATGAGTATCAGTATCCAATCAAGGTATATGCACCAATTATTGAGGAGTTAATCTATGGAAGGAGGGTTCTGCTTGTCGGTCAAATCAACCCATATCAATCTGAAGCATTTGCATCGCGCGGATGGGTTCCAACCATTATTGATAAAAACTCATCTATTGTAAGTCAGGATAACTACATATCTGAGGACTTTGAGACTCATAAGTTTCCAGAATCCATAAAGTACAATATGATATGGATTTATAATACTTTAGAATGTTTTAACAATCCGGTAGGTTCATTAGAGCTTTGCCATAAGCTTCTTGCTGAAGATGGTATTATATTTATAGGGACTCCAGACACTGATTTTATCAATACTCGGTCAAGTTCCTGCTTCATCCACTGGAAACATGATGAGAATTACATCATGTGGAATAGAAGGTCAATAACTCGCCACCTAGAACATCTAGGCTTTAATGTGATTCTAGCTCGCCAAAACTACGAGCACCGATTCCCTGTATGGGATGACATTCACTTAATCGCTCAAAAGAAATTTTTCTAGGAGAAATTGTGAGAAAAGCTTGGAATAAAGGTAAGAAATTATCTGAAATCCATATAGCAAATCTCTCACTGTCTCATTTGGGAGTTGTTTCCAGACCAGCGAAACCACGTATCTGTAGTAACTGTAACTCTGAATACTACACAAAGAATGGTGGTTCTCGTAGAAAAAATAGAAAATATTGTTCTTTTGAGTGCTATAAGCAGTCTGCTATTGGGAGATATAAGCCGCTGGGGTTTGGAAATTATCGTGAAAATAATTGTAATTGGCGTGGTGGAGTTACTAAAGAAAACAAAATAATTAGAAATAGCAGAAGGTATGCCGATTGGAGAAATTTAGTATTTAAAAGAGACAATTTTACTTGTCAGAATTGTAATGCTAATGGAGTTTATTTAGAGGCTGACCATATTAAACCTTTTGCATATTTTAATGAATTAAGATTTGAATTAAGTAATGGTAGAACATTGTGTAAACCTTGCCATGCCAAGACCGATACTTATATGGGTCGAGCAAGGCAAAAAAATAAGGAGTTGCAAACTTGGCCGTAAAAACAATTACAATCGACACTGATGAGTGGAATTACCCCGATATGAGTGGCCATAAACATATGGTGACTAATGCTGAGGCATTCACCTTTACCCTAACTGATGGTGGAGCTTCGGCTGTCACTTATCAGAATGACCTGGATGGCTCAGTCCTCTGTGACGATGGTAGCCGGATCACCATTCGTAGGTGGGCGGCTAACTCCACCAATGGGACTGGAAATGGCAATACAGCAAGAACGTGGGGCGTAACTGCTGACGGTCAAGATACCGTAGCTACATATGGTCTAGCTGGAGAATTTGTCACCTCCCATTCATCCAACAACATCTACCAGTTCTGGAAGCCCATCAGCTTGACTGTAGATGATGTTGATACTCCAACAGCTATCAGTGGAACATTTGAGGATCAGTTTGGTAACCGATTTACTTGGACTACTGTCACAGTTTCGTAAGGAGAATTCATGGCAAACGCAACCAGTCAGAACGTCCTTGTAGTAGATACAACCGGAGCAATTACTCAGGTTACATTTCCAATTAAGGTTCTTGCAATTGATTATACGGCTTCCGCAGATACATGGGTAACCTTGATTCAGCAGACGGATGGCGGCCCTACACTGTTCAGAGCTGAATCTGATATCGCAAATCAAAGAAACTTCTTCAAGTATTACGGAGGAGTGCAAGTGAACTCTATGTTCATAAAGACGTTAACCGATATGGCTCAAGTCTTGATCTATTTCACTGGTCCGGGAAAATAAGCATGGGAACAGGTCTTGGCGGTGATGGCGTTTATGCTATGGGAGATGGTGTTGATGTGACACCTATCATTTCAAAAAAAGGTAGACCCGAGCTAACCGTCCTTACCATGTTCGTAGCCAGAGATAAGATGTTTAACATGTGGCTACGAAACTTCCACAAAATGAAGTTTCCTAAGGCTAAGACCCACATATTATGGATCGGATTTACTAAAGGTAATAAGCAGTTTGGTATACGACTCAAAAAAGAGTTCTTAAGCCTCTCTGGATTTCATTCCAATACTCTAGTGCTAAATCATGAGCATCAAGTGGCTAAAGGAGGTGATAAGAAGGGAGGCGATTGGACTAATCGAAATCAGGCTATCACAGATGGTTATAACTTCTCAAGAGAGTATGTCAACGACCCTGATTATGTTCTACTTTTTGAGGACGATATCATTGCTCCTCAAGACGCATATGCCCAACTTCTCCCATATATGGAAAATAATCACATTGGTCAAATTTGCGGTCGAGTGCCATATCGCCCGAATGGAAGGCATCGTGGCAAGACATTAGCCTGGAATTGTCATCCCCGCCATATTGTAACCAATGGAACAGTTGATACTCAATATGAGGTTTATTATGTAGATAAGCAACATGGTGGGGTAGAAGAAGTTGGGTCAACCACATTCGGTTGTACTCTTATCAGAGGCCACTTATTTCGTTCTACCATAATGCAAAACAAACTTATGGGAATCATGGGGCCGGATGTAACCTATGGCCCTCTAATTAAAGAACATGGATTTAAAAGTATGCTAAATAACTGGGTTCACTGTCAGCAGATGCATGAGAACAAAGGCCGAGTAGAGTTATATGCCTAATTATCTTCTAGTTTCAGGGTGTGAGCGTAGTGGTACAAGCATATTGGCTGAAACCATTGGAACACATCCTTCTATCAGAATGAAGAATGAGGAAGGGCCTCTATTTTTTATAGCATGGCTCCAAGACCTGATCTTAAGTGATGATATGGGTAGATACAAGAAATGGTATAACCCGATCATGGGTTGGAAGATTGGTAGGGATGATAAAGAAAAGTTCGTATCTATTCTTCGTGAAGAATGGATCAATATATATCAGAGATTTTGTGGAGATGGCTACTCTTACATTGGAGATAAATGGACAGAGCTTACAAGAGGTCATTTCGACATGTTTAATGAGCTTGTAAGTCCAAAATGGATACTTATATGGCGAGAGAAAGAAGCTAATTTAGCTTCTATGCGTAATGCCTATTGGAACCAAAATGTACCAGATGAGGAACTATCTAACCGTTATGACAAATGTACAAACTTTGTACTATCTAAGTCTAATGAATCAAATTGTTTGATAGTGAAATATGAAGAATTGTGTCAATCTCCTAAGATTGTAATGAATGATATATCAAAATTTCTATGCGTTGAGGATTCTTTTGATGTTTCTAATATTGGTGGGATTAGAGTCTCATGACAAATGATACCTTCAAGAGGATACAGGTCAGAGCACAAGCCCTTGTACAAAATACATCGGTTAGTACATCTAACGCCAACGACCTCCTTCCAAAGGTCAAAGATTGGTGTCGTACCCGTTACGACCGAATCTTACGATCTTTCCCTTGGAGTGAGCTAAATAGGTCATACAACCTGTCTATGGTATCTGGAACCCGCGATTATTCACTACGCTATGACCTAGAATCCATTATCAAAATGTGGGATACAACCCATGGGAATGAGATTACGGCCTATGACATCCGGGATCACGTTCGCTTCAATGCCATAAACCTTGAAGTCTCGGGTAATGTACAGACTGGTAATCCTGACCAATACATTGATATTGGGTCGAAGTCTTGCTCTGCCCTCATGTCCATAGCAGATAAGGTTCAGGTATTATCCACTTCAGCCTCAGATGTTAGTCCTGCGGTTATTCGAATTACTGGAGAAGTAAGTGGGATGCCCGTTGGTGAGAATATAACTCTTACCGGAGTTACTGCTGTGGACTCCGTAAACACTTATGATGCAGACTCAGAGCTTCAGATAACAGCTGGCTCATCTAGTGCCGTCTTAACTGACCTTGTTGGAGTAGTCACGGTTCGAGAGAAAACAACTACCAGCAATGTTATAGCCAAGCTCGCTCCCAATGAACGAGCTCCCCTATACAAATGGGTCAGAATGTCCGTGACGCCAGCATCTGCAATCACAGCCCAAATTTGGTACAAAAAAAGATGGTATCCGCTCACAAATGACAACGATGCCCCGATTATCCCCTGCGCCAATGAGATAGTTGAAGGGGTGGTCGCTGATGCCCTCTGGGAAGATGGGCAAGAACAGGCGGCTATCGCACAAGAATCCAAGTTCACAAAGAGTGTTACAGAGCTATGGTATAGCGTCCGTCCTCGTAACCTTATTACCCAAATAGTCCCTGATGGCGGTGACCCACAAGCTTCATCTGGTAGAAATCTATACTACCTTGGAGATTCATACTAATGCCGATTATTTCAAGTCGGAGAGCAAAGGTTAATCAGATAGACTTCACGGGAGGTCAAAACTCAGGTGATGATCCATCTACACTAAAACCTAATCAAGCCTCACTTATTGAGAACTCTTACATAACAAAGATTGGTCAATTAGAACAGCGTGAAGGACAGACTCTTGTTGGCGATAATCCGGCTACCCTCATATCTAAATGGACATTTGATAACTCAACAGCCGTGGATGATAAGGCTAGCAATGATGGAACAGCTGTAGCGGTCACATATGTAGAAGGTAAGTTTGGAAAGGCAGCTTCATTCAATGCAACCACATCACTCATTACCGTTACTGCTGACACCACAATTGACGTTAATAGCATGGGGGCTTTCAGACTTTCCGCATGGATATATGTTGATTCTGATGGGGAAAATGATGAAGGGAGAATATTTGACAAGTTCTCAGGAACTGACATTGGTTATCGCTTGTTCGTATTTGGCGAATCGTCAAGCACAGTTAAACTGAAGTTTGAGGTGGGACATGCGACAACAAACACTCTTGTGGTCACATCCACAACCTTATCCGCAGGGGCTTGGCATAAGGTGGATGCTATCTACAACTCTGACAAGTCTGGTGACATTTACATTGATGGGGCGATAGCAACCTATTCGACTGATACTAGCGGTGTAGATGCTGTCAATGATGACTCTGCGGTTGACCTTATCCTAGGGAATAACGCCGCAGTAACCCGCACCTTTGATGGAGAACTGGATGACCTTCGCATATATGATGGGGCGTTTACGGCTGATGAGCTTGAGATTAAACCAATATTGGGAATTACTACATATTCGGTGGGTACGACTTACAACAAGCCAATTCGAGCTATGGATACCAAGATTCAGGAGCTTAACTCAAACTTCCTTACTTGGGATAATATAACTGGCCTTACCGCTTTAACGGCTGGTCTAACCACCAACTTCATCCAAGGATTAGACCGCTTATTCATCCTAAATGGAACGGACAATGTTTACTCCATTGATTCTGCTCTATCAGTCACAGACGAAGGCAATACCAACACAGACTTCCCTCGTACCACATTTGCCGAATGGACAGCCAACAACCGCATGTTTGCATCAGGTTCTCTTACAATAGCCAATAGAGATATTGTATGGTTCTCAAATGCTCTTGCCCCTCAAACATGGGTGAGAGATACAAACTTCTTCAAAGTTCGCTCCGGTGGAGGCGGTAAGGTCACCTGGCTTAAGATGTTCAAAGAGTTCGAACTAATCATCTACAAAAATGATTCCATATTCGTTCTTCAGATGGAGGGGACGACCCCACTATCTGATTGGAATCTTAAACCACTAAGCGTAGTAATTGGATGCCCGGCTGGCCGCACAGTCTGTGATATTGGAAATGACCAGATATACCTTGCCAATGATGGCGTGAGACTCCTTTCCCGCACAACCTTTGATAAATTGAGAGTAGGTGTAATCTCCGACCCTATTCGAGACATCATAGAGGCTATCAATCAGGACTCCATCCAAAACTCTGTTGGATTCTTCGAGAATGGCCTCTACCTCCTTGGAGTTCCGGTAGGAACCTCAACCATCCCCAACCGTTGGATGATATGGGATAGCTTTGCGGCCTCTAAGACAGGTGACCCTAACGGCTCATGGACAACCATTCCAATAGACGTATGGAATATGTCCTGTATGACATCATTTGGATTTGGGGATAACATTAAGACGATTATAGGTGGAGATGCTAGATCATTATCCCTATGCTATAAAGTTCTCTCTGGAAACACCGACAATGGGGCGGCAATCGTACAGGATATTATCACCAAGGAACACGACTTTGGAGAGCCGTTTACTCGAAAGATATTTGATCCGGTTAGATTTACTGCTGAGACGGGTTCAGATGCAATATACAACTACTCTATTGATGTAGATCATACAGGATTTAGCTCCATAGCATCCACAGATACTCTGTCTGGAGCATTACAAACACCATTTACTACTCCAGAAGATACGGGTGGAAGCGAAGCTCTAAACAGCTCCTATCGAAGCAAGTTCGCAGGAAAAGGTAGCTCCGCACGCCTTCGCATCAATAATTCAATATACAACAAACGTCCCACATTCGTTGAGTATGAACTCTTTGCAAGGGGCTACGAGGGGAGAATCTCATAATGGCAATTGTCACACTACCTAATCTTGGGCCAGACCCATTTACAGTAAATGCTAGCGTACTCAATGGTAAGGTTGATCCATTAGCTACTGACTACAATGGGAACATTCAGAATGTGAACATTGCGGCGGGGGCTGGAATTGTCTACAGTAAACTGAGTCTCACTGATGGAATATTAAACGCTGATATTAACTCAGCCGCTGGAATTGTTGCTTCAAAACTAGACTTATCTCCTGTAGCCCAAACTATTGAAATGTCCTCTAAAGCAATCTTAGAAGCTAAGGGAGCTGATATTGCCTCTGCAACCACGACTACCATCTGGGCAACTGATGGTAACTTCATGCACATTACAGGCACAACCACAATTACAGGTTTTGGCACAGCTACCCAAATAGGTGAACAAAGGACTATAGTTTTTGATGGAATATTAACTCTTACCCACAACGCCACAACACTAATTCTTCCAACTGGTGCAAATATTACTACTGCTGCTGGAGATGTAGCTGTTGTTAGGGCAGAGACTACGGCTAATGCAAGAGTTATAAATTATTACAGAAAAGATGGAACGGCTTTGGTTGCCGCTACAGCAGCCACAGCACTTTCGGGTAGTGTTATTCAAACGGTTACAACTAACTATGTTACTTATGCTTCGCTTGGCACTACAGCAATGGTATTAGATGATTCTAAACCAACTTGGGCTGAAGGCGTTGAGGTGGCTGGGATTCAAACTGCAATCACACCAAATCATGCTGATAATACTCTTATTATAGATGTTATAGCCCATTTATCTGCGGCAACATCTGGTGCTGAGGAACAAATATTAGCTATTTATAAAGACCCTACAGGAACAGATGAATGTTTTGGAGCTAGTATGTTTACAGCAGATAGTGCTGTTCAGCCAGAAACGTTTCCACTTAGATATATTGTTACAGCTGGAGGAACTAGCGAAATCATATTTAAGTTTAGAACCGGAAACGTAGATGGTGATAACACGGTAATAAATGGAAAAGCCGCCGCTACTGCAGGAAGAATACTTGGTGGCGCATTAGCTTCAACTGTTGTAATTCGAGAGATAAAAGCTTGAGATGATAACTACTGTAAAAAATGAAAATAGATTCGTAATCGCCTACATGGAGGCCAGAGTAGTCGGTCAATCCGGCTTCGATAAACTCTATGGAGAATACCTCTATATTGCCGACCTTTGGATACATGAGAGCCATAAGAATGACTGGTCAATATTCAGAGAGTTGATGAATAAAACATTTCGAAAAGCATGGTCAGTTAAATGGATTTACTTCCAGCGCAGGAAGTACGGCGGGAAGCAGTCTAAGAATTATTCAAGGAGTCAGATTATGAAACTACTACAGCGGTGTCCAATGATGATATTACAAGAGGTGGCTTAATATGGGTGGGGATTCACCGCAAGCACCAACACCGGCTCCAGCACCATCAGCTCAGGAGACATCGGCTCAAGCTATTCAAGCTCAGATAGACGCTCTTCCTCAGATACTTGCCGCACAGCAACAGTATGGTGGTCAGTTCTCAGAAGAACAGCTTAAGTCATTACAGGAGTATGGGCCTCAGTTTGCAGAAGCGGCACTTAAGCTACAGAGTGAGTATGGGCCTAGATTTGCTGAGATAGAACGCTCTTTATCCCCTGAACTTGCTGGCGCTCAGAAGACCCTAGCCGACTACCTAGGAGGTAATGACCAGCAGGAATATGATGCATTGGCTCCCGGCCTCCTTGATAATGTTCGAGCCGGTCAATCTCAGCGTGGTATCGGGGCCATATCACCTTTAGGTTCTATAGATGAGAGTGTCCAGCTCCAGCAACTCAAACAGAGCTTAAAGGATAGACGTCTCAATGTTGCGTTGTCTACTGCTGGTCGAGTGCCCATCGGCAATATGCCGAATGTTCAAGGTACTACAGGCACAGGCCAACTGGTTCAGAATGTTAATCCTGAGAGCGTATTTGGTTATCAACAAGGTCTCAATAACTTCAATGCCTCTATTTTTGGCTCTCAAGCAGATATCTACAAATCTCAATCAAGCCAAAAGGACTTTTTTGGAAGTATTTTAAGTGGAGGTGCTGGAGCGGCAACGGGAGCTTTTGGAACAGCTGTAGGGACAGCTGCCTTCGCTGCCCTATGATAGGACTAGGAGCTGTAATTTTCCTAACAGGATTACTAATCCGTATGGTTTCTATACGCCACATGGGGAAGTTTAACCTAGCCATCTCAATGCCGGAGCGTATTAAGACAGATGGAATATATGGGATAGTACGCCATCCATCTTACGTTGGAAGCATTGTTATGTTTATAGGACTAGCTGTCCTATCTATTCACATAGCCTTAATCTATTTCATAGTAGTATTTTACTTATCAAGAGCCATACAGGAAGAAGTAATCCTTAGAAATCTTGACTCATATAAGGAGTACATAATGAAAACGGGAATGTTCTTTCCTAAGGTGTGCAAATGAGATTTGATAGCGATGCTTTCAATACTGGGATGAAGAGCGGGTCTGATGCCGCTCTTGAGACGATTAAAGAGAAGATTAAAAAGGATGCGGAGAAGAATACCCTTCAAACCAAATCTACTGCCATTGATATAGCTGCTTTTCAAGATATTGAAAGGCTTAAAGCTTCTGGTGCTAGTGAGGAAGAAATTACTAGTGCTAATCAGGTTCTTGAAGGTATTAATGCAATGAAAGATGTTTCCTTGAAAGAGAATATTTATAAAGCTTATAAGGAATCTAGCATCAAGCTTCAAGAAGAAAAGGTTAAGTCTTCAATGCGCGAGAAGCAGTTTGGTTCTCAAATGGAAGAAATGATATCCAAAATTCAAGAGTTGCAGGGTGGTGGCCAATCTACTCAAATTACTCAACCAAGCGGAGATGGTTCAACTCCAACACCATCTCCTGTTGAAACAACCCTAAGCATCTCCTCAACTGGTCCCAAAGCCAGCTTCAAGCTAAAAAACCAAGCTGAGATGGCTAAAGAGCAATACGAGATTAGAAAGCTTCAAAGAGAAGAAACGGAATCTACTCAAGCATTTAAGCAATCAGCAGAATTGCGATCTATTGATAATGAGTTAACCAAGAAAGAACTTGTCGACTCACTTGATGCTGCTCAAAAAGCAAACTCTGCCATAGATGCCTTTAGTTCACTCAAGACTTCCTTCTATGAAGGCTTTGACCCTCAATCCATAGCTCCAATCTCTGGAACAAAAGAATTAGAAGATGCAACCTTGGACGCTATCTTTAGTCAGAAGAAGGATGCCCTTGGTAAACTTGTGAATTCCAAGATTGGTAAGAACCCTCAAGCCGCTTCATTCTTAAGAAACGTAGAAGCTTTTTCAACTCTAATCTCTCGTGGTGGATTCGATGAAAAAGGAACATTGACCGATAAGGATAGAAAAGTTGTTGTCAAAGCTTTCAATCTAGCTCTTGCAAACAAGGAAGAGTCTGACAACCAATTTGGAATCATACAAGGTATTCTCTCAAAGTCCTCTCTTAGGTATGCCAAGAAACGTATTGAGAAGCTTAGCACACCAATCGAAAAGATTGACCTACCATTTGGGATGAAAGAAAAAGTCAAACAGTTCAAGAAAGCCAACCCAAATATCCCTGATGGTGAAATTGTAGACTTCCTTATTGAGAAAGCCGAGGCTTTAAGTGGCTAAAGAATCTAAAGCTACTCTTCAAGAGTTCTTTGGAGATGATCCATTTGTTGAGAAGACAAGTGAAAATAGGGCTTCTATGGAAGAGTTCTTTGGTAAGGCTGAGAAGGCTATTCAGCCTGAGACAAAGCTAGAGGTAAAAGAAACTTGGTTAGAAAGAGCTAAAGCTGCTATCCAATCTACACCTGAAAGCAAGTTGGGTCAGATTCCTCGTAGAGACATAGGCAAAGATATTATTGATACTGCTACCGGAATAGCAACTGGTATGACTGGTGGTCTTGTACAAGACATTGCTGAAGCCGTAGTCAAAAAGACTACAGGTGCTCCTATTGAATACTTTATAGGTAAGAAAATCCCAAGAGGAAATCTTGTTGGTCAAATAGCTGGAACTGTTACACCTGTGGGTCTTACATCCAGAGCTGCAAATATATCCGCTAGAATCGTTGGTGGAGCTAAAAAAGCTGAAACAGCTCTTGGGGTTTCTCGTAAGATTGCTGGATATACATCAGCAGGTATGGTTGGTGGCGGGTTATTTCCCGCTGACGAACTACAAGATAGAATTTGGAACGCTGCATTGAGCGGAGCTATTAGCGGTGCTGGAGGAGCTATATTCCAAACAGCAAAAATACTTAATGAATCATTTGGTGCTGTTAATAAAATTAAGGATTTAACCAAACAGATTGCAAAGATTCCTTTGTCTAAAGAAGTTGCTAAGGTTGAGAAATTAGAGCGTTTAAAGATGACTGTTAAACAATCTGGAGAAGAGGCTATCCAACTTGAGAAGAAACGGCTTGCTTTTCAGAATAAGCAGATAGCTAATAGCTTTGCTCGTCAAGTCTCTGAAATATCAACCAAGATTAGACCGGATATTTTAGAGAAGACTATAAAGGGCCCAAGTAAAGCTTACAACGCTACTCTTGAAACTATGCTTGAGAATGCTGATGAGATGCAGAGAAGCTCCGGTGTTGCAGGAAAAGGGTTGTCAGTAGATGACATAATCGCTCTTGAGAAGGAGACTATGGAAGAGCTTTCAGGCATGGGTCTTGACCTACCTGAAATAAAGCTCGCAATTTCTAAGGCTACAGAGGGGGTTGTTGGTAAAATCCAAAAGACTCCTACTACCGATATGCTTGGTAGAACTATTCAAAGAACTGAGTTTGTTGATTTAAGGGAGGTTCTTAAGCAGAAGAAGTTACTTGGTAATAGTCTTACAGCAAAAGCAGTTGAAGGGTCTGGAAAGTATACAGCTGAAGATTTAGCTATCTCTTTCTACAACAAGAATCTTGGTAGACGCCTTGGGCCTGTTTTACAAGACGCAAGCGGGTTCAATATAACCGAACTCAATCAACAGTATAGTCAGTCAGTTAAGCTTCAAAAGTTTGCATTTAAGAACTTTAGACCTGGCACTGGAGAGTTTGATACAAAGGCAGCCAACGCCTTCATTAAGAACCTTGGGCTTAAACCCAGAAACCTAACTCAAGAAGACTTCCTTGCTATGTCTAATATCGAGGAAGGCATCAACTTAGTTGAGGGTATTGGTAACCAGACCAAAGGCGTTCGTCAGATGGGTAAGCAGGTTCAGAAGATTAATACCATTGGCAAAGAGCGGATTGCTCAAGTTGAAGCAACTCTAAAGAATCGCCTTAAGTTAATCGAAAAAGAACTTTACAACACTAAGGCTACAAATAAAAAAGCTCTAGCTCAACTTAGATATGAGAAAGCCAATCTTGAGCAGATGCAGTCTGCTGCACATTTAGTCAAGCGCGTTGGATCCGCGGCAGGATTTGCCATAGTCCAAGGTGCGGCAGCTATTGCTTTCTACAGGCTTATGGTCAATGATTAATCGTGGAAGAAAAAAGCAGAAGATCCGAAAGCAATGATGATGAATAGTAATTCTAGTGGCATACCCCAATTCTACCACAAACAAAGTCTTAAATACTCCAATTCATGATAAACCTCTCAGCATTTAAATTCGAACGTATTGAAGTAAGTAATAAGCCAAAAGGATTGTCTGTTACAGCAGAGCGAGTATTTATTACTGTCGAGGGAGAGTGCCGATATCGCTACGATGACCAAGCTGATCCTACTTATACTGAGGGACATCTACTTCGAGATGGAAGTTACCTTGTTCTAAATGGGGAAGTTCAGATTAAGAGCTTTAGAGCTATTAGTACAACCAACGATTCGTGCGTCTTACAAATTAGCTTCGAAAGGTAACATGGAAACAGGAATCCAACAAGGAACTGTAACAAATCAAAGAGAGATAGTAGCTGGCATCAAGGTTGTTGAATCAACCTATCGAGTTGATAAGCCACAATTTGTTGATGTTATCGTAGAGCGTCCTATATTCAAAGAGAAGCAGATTGATATACCTATTGGAATGGATAAGATGGTCATTGCTATAGCTGATGATATTACAGATAAGGTATTGAAACTCTTAGACGCCAAATTATCATCTGCCATTGATGCAAGAATCAAAGAGATTGAGGTTCCAAAGATTATTCAGCGCGAGGAATTTAATATCATTACTAAAGATGTGCATGTCAATAATGCCGTCATCACAGATGTTCCTGTAGCCAATGCTGTCCTCCAAGATCACATTGTTAAGAACCCAATCATTGAGGATATTTCAGTAACAAATGCAATCATCACCGATCAGAGTGTTATGAATGTTGTTCTAAAAGACCGCATTGTAATTAATCCAATATTTGAGGATGTGGTAATCCAACGACCAAAGTTTGTCGATAAAGAAATAGTTGTAATCCATCCTAAATATATTGACATGAAAGGAAATCCAGAATGAGTTTACCAGATGTAATTGATGTTAAGCATAGTGTGATTGATGCGGCAAGTTCTGGAGATAATACGCTAAAAACTGCGGTTAGCGGAAAAAGGATTCTTGTGACATCCTTGTTTCTATTGGCGGCAGGTACTGTTAATGTCCGCTTTGAATCATCGGCAGGCGGAACCGCTCTCACGGGCCAGATGAACCTAATCGCAAATTCAGGATTCGCATTAAATTATAACGAGTATGGATGGTTTGTGACTCTTAAGGATGAGTTGCTCAATTTAGAATTGTCTGCCGCTATCTCTGTTGATGGATCTTTTAGTTATCGTGAGATTGACTAATGGTAATTGTAAAGTTAATTAATCCTATCACAAGGATGATTCCATAATGGCCACTGAAGTCCACTGGTACAAGATGAATGATAATGCCGCCAGTACGGTTGTTGTGGATAGCGGGTCTGGGGCGAGTAATGGCACATTCGTTAATGCCAATACAGAAAATCAATCTGTTGCAGGTAAAATAAACGCAGGATTAACGACTGAGATAGTCTCACCTGTAGCCGATTCAAAGTACATCAAAACAAATACGACTATGCAATCTTTATTTCAAGGTAATTTCACATTTACTGGGTGGGTTAGTTTAACGGATGGACAAACCGGAGCTGATCAGCAAAACGTTTTCGGGATACGGGATTCTGCCTCTGTCGGAGGAAATAGTCTTGTCCAGCTTGTAGTTGGAGGAGGTGGAAATTTATTTGCAGACACTAATGTCGATGGAGTAAATGTAGACACTAATAGCGCGGATGGAACTATAGCTGACGGTGCAACTGGATTTATATTCCTTACGATGACCATGAACTGGTCTACCGGTGCTTGCAAGATTTATGTGAATACAGCAGAAGTCACTTATGTCGCTCAAGGCGATCATTCTACTCTGAATCCAGCAAATCTAGATTTTACTCAAGGGTCAGTATTCCTTGGGGCTAGAGGAAACGATGATGTACCTTTTCGCCCACTCAGCGGAGTACTGGATGATTTCAGATTCTTTGATGGTATTCTTACCGCCGATCAAATCGCCTTAATCTATAACTCCGATAATGGAACAGAATCAAGTCTGGCTGATCTTGAAAATCCACCGGCTTCAGCCCCCCCCAAAGGAACCCTTGCCCTTCTAGGGGTAGGGTTATGAGCGAGGAACGCAGAGAAATGGATGCAGATCACGACCTTCTAGTCCGAGTAGACCAGAACTTGGCCAACCTTATTAGGACGATTGACATTCACATGCTTGATGATAAGAGCGAGTTTAAGAATATAAAGGATATTGAACTTAAGAATATAAAGACTGCAGTAGTCCGAATCTCAAACGCATTCTACATTTGCTTTGGGGCGGGCGTCGTTCTTCAAATTGTTGTAGTAGCATGGCTTAGAAACGTAATAGGAGGATAGTATGGAAGCAGTATGGTCGCACTTAGTAGCGTTTGGTCTAGGAATGTTGCTTGGTACATTTGTCATGGATCAGATCAAGAAGCTGAAAGACAAGAATGACTGAGCCAACTGAGGAATGGAGCTGGTCTAAATTCTTCTCCGGTTTCATATCAGGACGCCGGTACGGGAAAGACCATGCCATTCTATTCCGCATGGCTCTTATAGTCGTATTCTGGGCATGTGTTGTCATGGGGATTCTTTGGGCAAAGGATAGGTTCCTTAGTCCAAAGGCCCCGGACAAACTGCCCACCATCATCAATTCAGGCGGGGCTCCTGTGGATAACTCCGTCAAGAAGTCGGACTTCACTTTCTTTAAGTTCGGGGGTACTGATAACTAAAAGTTACTTGGTTAGATTAAGTAAAATTTCTTTCACTTCTTCAATCGCCTCATGCCATATCTTTAGCTTACAGATAGTATGAATCTCTTTGGCTATGGCTTCTGCCTCATCTGGTCTCATTTGATTAGATCTCCAATTTCATTGATCACATTCCCCATGTACCCCAGTAAACCCTATCAGCCGACAGAATACAGCGAATAGGGATAAGATTAGATAGTTTGATAGGCGGCGGAGGGGGGTCATTATATCCCCAACTGCCTAGCCACTTGATTAGCCGTCTTTTTTGCTTTGGACAAGGAACTGTAACTCTCGCTATGCCCGAGTATCTCACCATTGCGAGCAATCAATCTCCAATACCAAGAACCAGACCGGCCTTTACGAACTTCGATGCGGGTTACTATTTTCTCATTCATGCGCTTGCCCCCTTTGATTTCTCCTTTGCTTGCCTACCATAACTCATATAACAAACATAACGACTATAATTCCCGTCAAAATTGTCGCTATAAGCAAAACCTGGTATACTATCTGAACAACTAGCCAATTCTCAGTGCTCATTTTCTTCATTTTATCTCCCTTGGTTTTCATATTAACTTCCCCTTTAAGATGTATTGGCCAAGCAAGCCGGTTGATTAGTTACGCGCTATTGCCGCATTTGCCCAAAATACAGCTTCCTGAATATGAGTAATCGACAGAGATTGTTCTCGGTTCTCTGGTGTTAATGAGGCAACCAAATACGCAAGACTCTTAGCGAGTCCTCGAATTTGAATGTACCTTTCAGACTGAAACTGCGTTGGAGGACGATAGGTGAATCTATTATCTATATCCTCTTGAATCGTTTTAGGACGAGGACATCCTATCGAACCCATCACCTGATCTAGTCGCACTTGATCACGTTTTATTGGATCGTCACTTGTATTTTGAATCATTTTGTTTCTCCTTTTTTAGCTTGCTTGGCCAAATTTGTTGTCAAGGTATGCAAGCTCCCTAATGTCTGCATGCTGAGTTCACCCTGCTTGCACCGCAGGTAACGCTTCTATCCGGCATTAAGTTTCTTTCCTTGACAAACTTTTGTACTCCCATTCAACACTCTCCGAATCTTCTTCCTGAAACTGGCCCAGAGCAATTTCTCGCTAAATACATCTTGCCGGTCTATTCTCCGTACAAGGTCATATGTAATTTCCATAATCTGGTCTACCTGACGCTTTCGCTCGATTAGTTTGGTCATTCTCTACTCCTTTGGTTTCTGATTACTTGAGCAATATAATTCTCACCATTCAAACCGTTTGGAAAGACATCGGCAATCACCGCACACGCTTCGATAGTCTCATCCCTAACGGTGCGGAGTAGGGCAACAACACGCCCTTCAAGTCCGCCTTTGAGCGCACCTTCACGGACAACCTCTGCGACTCGTTTCTCCAACTCCTTATCCTCCATGTCTTACCGCCTTCTCAAGTAGGGCTTTGTTGACCGCCGAACCAACAACCAGCATTTTCTTAAACTGTTCCTTCTTTAGTCCAAATGCATCGTCCTCAAACAAAACTTCATTAAACCAATCGTCTGCTAACCAAAGAGCGTCCTTCAACCTTTCTGCCTCCCTTACCGCTTCATCTCGGGTGGTGCGGAGGGCAGAGACTATGGATTTGCGCACACCAAATTCAAACAATGCCTTTATCTGCTTCGGTGTACCGTGAGGGTCTACACCGAAGAAATGTGTGTATCTCATGAACGCCTTAATCATCGCTTCCGTAATTGCCTCCACTGCTCGCTTCTCCAACTCCTCGTCTGTAGGTATCATGGCCTCCCCATTGGCGTGTTCATCCATTCCTGTGATTCTTTATCAATGTTGTCAGGCTTGAAGCTCATCCTATTCACCATAACCCGTATGAATAGACTCTGGAAACGAAGTATTACCAGAAGAATGTATCGTACTCGTAGAACTATTCCTCTCGCAGTTGACGTAGTACCTCCGATATTCAGCGTCATGAAATCGGTAGACCTTACACCCATCATGCTCAAACAAAAGAGCCACATCCACCTTCGGATTACTTGTCTTTGAGTCATACATAGGTTCGATAGCGCACCCAGATAGCATTAACAATGAAATCAACCACAGTAGTCTCTTATTCATCACACATCTCCTCCCCCGTTTTAGTCAGCCACTCGCCTAAGAGTCATATAATCTACCTGATGCACGACTTGATACCTACCACACTCCATGAGCTTGAAATTATCATGCTCTGGGTGTGTGTTAATCGCTCCGGGTGTCAAAACATCGAAGGCATATCCAAGGCAGTTGGCCTTACGATTAAGATCATTAACCTCGCAAGGATACTCCACTCCCTCATAGACATGAAAATCCCCGACCAAGACGTGCCTAGCTCCAAGCGACACACCGTCAGCTATCTGTCGCCGGTCAAGCTTTGCGCCCACCCTGTGGTCATTGGATACTTTGAATACATAGATATCACCCTGACGATAGCACTTACCTGTGTGCAACGCCTTAAACTCACGAGTTTTATGAACCTCGTTACGCTCGCTGTTAGACTTGGCGATTTCTTTGATTTGGTTGATAACTTCCAATGTATTGGACATTTAACTACCCCTCCATTTGGATTTTAGACTCAGAGAATCCTGCGAGGACTTCATGAGCTTGTTTGCATGTGGACACTGTGTTAGGAACATTCATATAATACACCCTATCGGTAGAGCCATCTGTACCGACAAACCACTTTTGCTTCTGATCGTCCTCCATTAGGCATCTAGCGCCTGCGCCTTCTATTCCGCGCATGTCAGCATCAATGACTTTGGCTCCGATTTCGCTTAGATACTTGTCAACTCCGAAGCGTTCAACCAAGATGCGCCTGATTTCTTGATTGGTCTGGCTCTTTATCTCGTCGATAGTAATTGTCTCTGGGTGCATGACGATGCGACGATCAACTTTTATCCCATGGATGTGATAGATTTCAAACCCATCCTTCCAACGGTGCGAAGGGCCGCTGTCATTATGCGCTCGGTTTTGATCGTCTATATGTAGGGCCTCCGGAAACTCAGAGACAATGCAGAACTCCGGATGCATAACACGATACCCACCGTAGAGAGCGGCTTGACGATAAGGCTCGTGTGCTTTCCAGCATTTGAGTCCAGTAAGTCCTAATACATTGTGACACCCATCAGCGTAAGATTGCCACGCCGCCCACATGTTTCCACCCTGATAAACATTACCCCACCGGTTTATGCAAGACAAAAGTAACGTATAGTTTTTGCCCCCAAATTTTTTGGCTAGAGTTTTTAGCCAATGTTTTTTTATGCTGGCACCGTATGTGGCACCGTATGTGGCATCGCGTGTGGCATCGAGTGTGGCATCGCGTGTGGCCTCGAGTGTGGCGGCGTCTGTGGCACCGTCTGTGGCAATGTATGTGGCATCGAGTGTGGCACCGTGTGTGGCATCGCGTGTGGCACCGTATGTGGCATCGCGTGTGGCATCGAGTGTGGCATCGAGTGTGGCACCGTGTGTGGCCTCGAGTGTGGCGGCGTCTGTGGCACCGTCTGTGGCAATGTATGTGGCATCGAGTGTGGCATCGAGTGTGGCATCGCGTG